CTGTTTAGTAAATAACCTAACAGACATCAACGGTGCTGTTGGCGACATTTCAATGCAGTCTGTAACATGGAACTGTAACTCAACAGTTGCAGTAACAACAACAGGTACATTCTAAACAACTAACAAAGGGGCAAGCAATGGCAAGACTAAAGATCGTTCGACAAGATGGAAGCGTACTAGAAGGCGAAATCTCACCTGCGGTGGAATACAGCTTTGAACAATACGCTAAAAAGGGTTTTCATAAGGCTTTCCGCGATGAGGAAAAGCAATCGGATGTTTATTGGCTTGCATGGGAAATTACTCGTAGGTCTGGTGAGACTGTAAAGCCATTTGGGATGGACTTCATAGAAACGCTCAAGAGCGTAACTGTCGAGGATTCCGACCCTTTAGCTTAAAGCGCGATCTCCCGTTCACCTACCTTATCGCTAGGCTAAGCATAAGGTTAGGGATCGCGCCACAACATTTATTAGAGTTAGACAAGGTAATGCTTGATGCTTTACTGCAAGGCTTAACTGACGAAGCTAAGGAGATCAGAAATGCAAATAAAGGTGGAAGGCGTTAAAGAAACGCGTAAAGCCTTAAGAGCATTTGCACCTGATCTTTCTAAGCAGCTTGATAAAGAATTAAGAAAAGCCTTATCTCCTATTTCTAAAAAGGCTAGAGGCTTTGTTGAATCCGATGCACCTATGCGTGGATGGGCTGCACGATCATTTTCTGAGGGAAAGTTTCCTCAATACCATGCATCAACTATTCGTGCTGGCATAGGATTTACTACAAAGCCTGGCAAAGCAACAAGATCAGGCTTTACTGCTAACGCTACGATTTACAACAGATCTGTTGCGGGTGCTATCTATGAAACAGCAGGTAGAGCTAAAAATGGAGAAGGACAACCGTGGGTAGGTCCTAAAGCAGGAGGCACTTCTAAGAAGGTTAGCCGATCAACATGGGCCGGTGCTGGAACTCAATTTATTGAAAATCTTGGTCCTTTAACGAGCAGCACAAAAGGTCAAGGCCGCTTAATCCTCAAAGCATGGGCGCAGGATCAAGGCAAGGCTTATGGAGCCGCTATTAAAGCCATTGATAAAGCTGAGACATTGTTTATTCAAAGGTCTAAAACTACTACCTTTAGGAGAGCAGCCTAATGGCCATTGACATTAACATTGGCTCCAAGCTAGATGCTAAAGGTTTTAAGCAAGCTGAAAGCGCAACAGAAAAACTTACTAAGAATGTCAAAAACCTTGCTGGCAATCTAGGCTTAGCTTTTGGTACTGCCGCCGTTGTCGCCTATGGTAAGGCATCTGTTAAAGCTGCTTTAGAATCTCAGGCAGAGCAGGAAAGACTAAATAACATCCTGAGAGTGACCACAGGTGCAACTCAACAACAAATTGATGTACTAAACGAGCAAGCAAATGCACTTGAGCGCATTGGTGTTGTAACTGGTGGAAACATCAAAACAACGCAATCTCAGTTGGCTACATTTGATCTACAAATTTCCACAATTAAGACTTTAACTCCAGCGATCCTAGATTATGTGACTGCTGAAAAGGGTGCTACAGCATCTGCCTCTGACTTTAAGTCTATGACTAATGGTCTAGCCCAAGCATTGAACGGCAACTTTGCATCCCTGACTAGAACTGGCTTTGTACTAGATGAAGTAACAAAGAAGACTATTAAAGAGGGAACTGAGACAGAAAGAGCAGCAGCTCTGGTCAAGGTTCTCAACTCAACATACAAAGACTTTAACGCTAATCTTAGAAACACAGATGCGGGCAAGATGCAAGTCCTTGCCAATACTGCTAAAGAAGTTCAGACTATTATTGGCTCTGGAATTATTGACTCACTTAAACTATTGAGTGAAGATACAACAATTGATAGTTTGACAGAAAAGATGAAAACTTTAGCACTTGCTACTTCCGATGCAAGTATTGGTTTTTCACTAATGTTAAAAGACATCAAAGATGAATTAGGAAAAGATCCACTATTAGGACCATTTTTTGGTTTTCTTTTTGAAGGCATGACCACCGGTATTTTGCCTATAGATGCTGCTATTAATCGTGGTAAGGAAAGACGAGAAGCTCTTTCTTACAATAAGAATGAGCATAGAGCAAAACAACAAATTCTTGCAATTGATAACAAAGCCGATAGATTAACCAAATCTCAATTGGATGCACAAAAGAAATTACTGGCAACTCAGCGAAAAATTGCTGCTGAAAAGAAAAAGCAAGAGATCCTTGATAAAGCTGCTCTAGTCCTTGCTCAAGGCCAAAAGGTCTTTGATGAAGAAGGTATCCAGTTAGCTGCCGCCGCACAGGGTAAGCTGACAGAAGAAGAACGCACTCGCGTTGCCTTAAAGAAAGACATCTACGATTTAGAAGCTGCCATCAATGAAGGCAATGTAAACGCTGCTGCTCGTCTATCTAACAGCATGGTTGCAAATGCTCAGAAGTTAGCAGCCCTTCGTGGTGACATGATCGGTCTAAATGACATTGAAAACCCATTTACAGCATGGCTTGAAACACTTAAGCAGATGGCTTTAGAACTTGCTAAATTGGCCAACATCAAGCCACCAACTGCATTACCTATGGGTGGGGCTATGGCAGAGCCTTTGTATAAGTACAATTCACTAAGCCAACAGTTAGTGCCCGGAACAACTGAGAGATCTCCTATGGGCTATGGTGGTGGACAGTTTGACATGAACTTGATTCCTACAACTCCGCTTTATGGCTATAACTCAATGAGCCAACAAACAAGTGCTGCCGGTGACACTATAGTTAATTTGACGGTTACAGGCTCAGTCACAACAGAGCGCGATCTAGTCGCAGCAATTACACAAGGACTTTACGCACAGCAGGCATCTGGTACTCCAGTAAATTACAGTACGGCGTACTAATGGCACTACCAGCAACCCCTATTGTAAAGATCAACCTAACTGGTGGAGCCTCATTCGGTGAAGCCTTTGTTTTGGGTTCATCTCGCCTAGGCTTTGCTGAGTTTGCTTCTGGATCTACTGTCATTGTCGATGTATCCAATCAAGTCTCTAAAATAGATACTCGCAAAGAGCGCAACCTATTTCAGGATAAGTATCTCTCAGGCACAGCAACTGTTCGAATTATTGACCAAACGGGCGCGTGGAACCCCCAGTCGGTAACGAGTCCGTATTATCCCAATCTTGTACCTTTACGCTCTATCCAGATTTCAGCCAATTACGGTGGAACAAACTATCCGATTTTTAAGGGTTACATAACTGAGTATCTTTACACTTACCCTAAAGATCAGGAGATTGGCTATGTCGATCTAATCTGCTCTGATGGCTTCAAGCTGCTATTTAACTCCAATGTAACGACCGTCACAGGTCAGGCAGCAGGCCAAGACACTGGCACACGCATTGACAAGATCCTCAACACTATTGGATGGCCTGCGAGCCAAAGATCAATCCAGACAGGTAACACATTATGCGTGGCTGACCCTGCAACGACACGCACAGGCCTTACAGCCATTCAAACGGCAGAGTTCACAGAGCAGGGCGCGTTCTATGTGGACAAGGCAGGCAACGCAGTCTTTAAGAATCGCCAGTTTGTTTATGATGCTCAAGCTGCTACACCTACTGAGTTCTCTAATGCTGTTGGATCTACAGACATTAACTATGCAGGCATCGTCTTTGCCCATGATGACAAGACGATTGTCAATCAGGCTACAGTCACACGCATAGGCGGCACAGCTCAGACTTTCTCAGATGCTACTTCTGTGACACAGTATTTCTTGCACTCAGTCACAGCCGACCAGATGTTGATGCAAACCGATGCCAATGCCTTAGCCCTAGCAACTGCTTATGTTACGACCCGTAAGGACACCACGATCCGCATTGAGTCAATTACTCTTGATCTGGTAACTCTGGGCTATGGGGCAGGAATCGTTGCAGCTTTGGATCTTGATTACTTTGACACTATGGAGATTACAAATGTCAATGTCTCAGGCACGACTATTGTTAAGAAGCTCCAATGTCAGGGGATTAGCCACAGCATCACCCCTAATACTTGGGTGACAGTTTTAACCACGCAAGAGCCATTACTCGATGTGATGTACTAGAATAGGACTATGGAGAAACAATCATGCCAGTAGGATTACCGCTTAAAACTACCTATGCCAATGGTGATGTCTTTTCGGCATCCGACATCAATGATACAAATGGCACAATTAACATTACTGCTGCTCCTTTTGCTGCTGGCAAGAACCGCATAATCAACGGTGATTTTGCAATAAATCAAAGAGCATTTACTAGCACAACAACTTCAGGCGCGTATGGACAAGATCGTTTCTATAACTTAAATAGTAACGGAACAACTACTTATTCAGCACAAACCTTTACCCCCGGAACAGCTCCAGTAACAGGATACGAAAGCACAAACTTTGCTCGCATTGTTTCAACAGGTCAAACTTTGTCATCTGCATTTTCAGTATTTGGACAAAAGATTGAAGATGTTAGAACCTTTGCTAATCAGACCGTGACCTTTTCATTTTGGGCAAAGGCTGCTTCAGGCACTCCTTCAATCTCTGCAAACTTTTTTCAAGATTTTGGCGGTGGTGGTTCATCAGGTGTTTATTCTTATCCAACAACACAAAAGCAAGCAATTACAACATCTTGGGCTAGATACAGTTTTACCACCACAATTGCAAGCATGGCAGGCAAAACAATTGGTGCAAACAGTTTTTTAGCTGCTTGGATTTGGACTTCAGCAGGTGCGGATTTTAACACGCAAACAGGTTCACTTGGTATTCAATCTACAACTATTGACATTTGGGGAGTTCAAGTAGAAGCAGGATCGACAGCGACCGCTTTCCAAACTGCAACAGGAACAATTCAAGGAGAATTAGCCGCCTGCCGTTACTACTATCGCAGAAATGTAGCGACTGGAAATGCTTATGGATCTGTTCTTGGATTTAGCGTTATCGCATCAGGTACAACCGGAGCAACGGCTACATGGATAGAAGAACCAATGCGAGCGATTCCAACCTCTATTGATTTCTCAACTATTGCACTTGCCGATACGAGTGGGGCTTTTGGAATTACGGCTGTCACTTTTAGCGGGAGTAACACTCTTGGAATACCTACTTTAATTTTTACTTCAAGCGGTCTAACACAATTTAGATCGTATTATGTAGTCGGTAATAATAATGCTGCTGGATTTCTAGGAATAAG